CGCAGGTCTTGTGCCTACACGTCAGTTGACAGAAGTTATCAACGGACTTGCTAACAACACACGATCAGCAATTGACGCAATCAGCCGTGGCGTTTTGCCTGATGCTGGTATGTCATTTGAAATTCCAAAAATCACAACAATGCCAACAGTTGCTGAAACAGCAGAAGCAGGCACACCAAGCGAGACAGATCAAGCGTCAAGTTTCTTGTCAGTAACCGTCAAGAAGTACGCAGGACAGCAGACTTTCTCAGTCGAGTTGTTAGATCGTACATCACCACTATTTTTCAACGAGTTGCTTAACAACATGTCAGCAGCTTATGCAAAAGCAACAGACCTTGCTGTTTACACAGCACTGGCATCTGGTGCAACAGCTGATGCAACAACACTAACAACATACCCAACAGCTTCAGAGTTGCTTGGCTTTGTTTCACGTGGTGCTGCATCTGTTTATTCAAACACACAAGGCTTTGCAACAAACATCTTGGCAAACACAAGCCAATGGGCAAACCTAATGACACTTAACGACTCAGGTCGTCCAATTTACATGGCTGCACAGCCAAGCAACGCAGGCGGCGCAGTACGTCCAGACTCAATCCGCGGCAACGTCGCAGGTCTTGATCTATACGTCACAGCAAACGTACCGTCAGCAAATGACACTGACAAAGATGACTCAATGCTCATCATCAACCCAAGTGCATACACATGGTACGAGTCACCAACATACCGACTACGTGCAGATGTAATTGCATCAGGTCAAATCGCAGTGTCAGTTTATGGCTATGGCGCAATTGCCACCAAAATAGGTGCAGGCGCGTTTGGTATTAACAAAACCTGATAACTAGCAATTAACTAATCATGCGGCGGGTTCTCCCGATCTCGCCGCAGCAGTCGAAAGGAAACGGACATGCCAGCCATTGTCACAGCAAGTCAATTGCGCACGGTGCTTGGTGTGTCCGTTTCACTTTACAGCGACGCTTATTTGGACGAGATCATTAACACCAGCGAGGACGTAATTTTGCCAATGCTGGTTGCTAATGTTTCGGGAATTGATGCGTACAAGCTCAAGGACAATGTTGCAACATTTTTTACAATCCGCGAACATTATTTTGTAGCGGGTCAATCAGTAGTCGTGACGGGCTTGCCTGCACCATTTACGGCAACTTTTACAGTCGTTGACAGCGCGCCTTATTACTTTACGGCAGCACTTACAAACGCTGATGTCACATTGCGCCCAATCGTGCCCAACGGCAAAGCCACATTGTCTGGTTACTCAGCTGCTCAAATCTATGCAGCCACACCCGCAATTGAGTCAGCAATCCTGGCTGTCAGTGTTGAAGTCTTTCAATCACGTGTTGCAGCTGGTGGACAGATCGAGGGAGTCGATTTTACAAGCTCGCCATACCGTATGGGTCGCAGCTTGACCAACCGCGTCAGTACTTTACTTATGCCTTATTTGGACGCTGAGACAGTGGTTCAATAAATGCCAGCAAACTCAATTGCCGAAACACGATCAGCCTTAGCAAACGCCTTTAGCGCGCTATCTGCAAACGTGTATCCAAGCGTGCCTGAGTCGCCAATACCGCCAGCCATTGTTGTCGTACCTGACAGCCCATACATGGAGGTTGTCTTAATTGGCAAGGCAAAAACACAAGTAAAACTTAATTTTGCAATTACAGCAATTGTCGCGAGCAACAGCAATGCAGGCTCACTAGACAATTTGGAACAGCTCATAATCGGAATTCTTGCTGCAATGCCAGCAGGATACGTCGTTGGCGTTATTGAAAAGCCGACAGTTTTGGAAGTAGGACAAAGTCCAATGCTGGTGGCTGACATAAACGTTTCGACTTATTACACACAAACTACATAGGAGACAAAATGCCAACGACAATCATCACTGGTCGCGATTTAGTCGTGACCATTGCAACAGTTAACTACGACGCACAAGCGACCAGCGCAGTACTTGCGAACAGCCCAACCGTCGAGACATACCAAACGCTAGACGGCAAGGCTTACAAGCACATTGACGATCAGTGGACTTTTGACATTTCAATGCTTGCTGACTGGGGCGCAGCCTCATCACTTTGCGAAGCATTGTGGACAGCTTGCGAAACAGCACCAAACACAACGCTGGCTGTTTCAATGACAGCGGTTACAGGCGCAGTTTTTGCGTTTAACGTAATGCCAGTGTTTCCAAGCGTCGGCGGTGCAGCACCAGATGCACAGACCGTTGACCTATCATTTGTCGTAGTGGGAACACCTACTGAGACATTTAGTTAAAAACTACTAATCGGGAGACACAATGAAACTACCAATCACAATTGAATACACAAATGGCGATCAGATTACGTACACAGCTGCACCGCCAGAGTGGGTCAAATGGGAAAAGCACACAGGTCACACAATTGCACAGGCACAGGAAAAGATCGGTATTTCCGATCTAGTATTTCTTGCCTATCACGCTATGAAGCGTGAAGCAGCTGGAAAGCCTGTCAAGCCTCTTGACATTTGGACAGAAGGTATCGCTGAGGTAATCGTAGGTGAGGCAAACCCAAAAGCTACGCCGTCGGAAGCCTTAGCAGAATAATTTGGGAGGTAGCCCTGGCCACAGGGCTACACCCAGATGTTTTTGAGACAGCCGAGGACATACTCACCGTTATCGAAATTTTGGAAAGGCGCGCAAATGGCTAAAGACGCAATCAGCTATGACAAGACAGAATTACGCGCAATTCTTAAGGCAATGAAAGACATGGACGACGAAGCAAAAGACCAGGTAAAACAAACTACGTCTGCTTTAGCAACATACGTCAAAGGCAAAATTGTTGACGCGGCAGGTCGCACAAATTACAAAGCCGACGATCGTGTTGCTGGCGGTGCAAAAGTTTCCAAGTCGTCAAAAATTGGTGAAATCAGTTTTGGTTTTGCTGGTCAAAAATTTAGCGGTGGCGCAACAACGCAGCAATTGTGGGGCGGTGCTGAGTTTGGGTCAAACAAAAAAAAGCAATTTCCAGTGTGGTCAGGTCGCGAGGGTCGCGGGTCACGCGGTTGGTTTATTTATCCAACGCTACGCACAGCACAACCCTACATTGTCAAAGAGTGGGAACAAGCCTTTGACAAAGTATTAAAGAGGTACAACTAATGGCTGGCAGTCGTACCCTTAAACTCTCCATACTTGGAGATGTCAGCAACCTCAACAAATCACTTTCTACTGCCAGCAAGGACGTTGACAGCTTTGGCGACAAGATAGGCAAAGCTGGGGCAATGATCGGCAAGGCGTTTGCCGCAGCTGCCGCCGCTGCTGGTGCTGCCGCAATCGCAATTGGTATAGAAGGTGTAAAGGCTGCGATAGCTGACGAAAAGGCGCAAACACAATTAGCACTGGCGTTGGAAAATGCGACAGGTGCAACGCAGGCACAAATTAAAGCAACCGAGCAATCAATTTTGCAAATGTCTTTGGCAACGGGTGTGGCAGATGACGACTTGCGCCCAGCATTAGGACGACTGGTTAGATCGACGGGCGACACTGAGAAAGCGCAACAATTACTGGCGCAAGCCTTAGACATAAGCGCGGCAACAGGCAAGCCGTTGGAAACCGTAGCAGCTGCGTTGAGCAAAGGTTTTGACGGCAACACAGCAGCACTGGGCAAACTAGGCATAGGTTTGTCTGCTGCTGAGTTAAAGACAATGAGTTTTGAGCAGGTACAAAGCAAGCTGAGCGATCTATTTGGCGGTGCGGCAGCTGCAAACGCAAACACTTACGCAGGACAAATCGCACGTGTGCAGGTGGCATTTGACGAAGCAAAGGAAACCATTGGTACAGCTTTGTTGCCTATTCTTGGCAAATTACTTGATTTTATTAACAAAGCTGCATTGCCAGCAATCAACGCATTTAGCGGCGCGTTCAGCCTGACAAAAGGCGACGGGTTTGGCAAAGTAATCAGCGACGTGGCAACAGTTATTAGAGATGTTGCAACGCCTATCTTTGAGGCAATGCGTACACAATTTGGCAAGGTCAAAGATGTTATCGTGGACAACAAAGAAAACCTGCAAGCATTTTTTGAGGTTGTAAAATTTGTCGCACCGATCATTGGCAAGGTACTAGGTGCAGCCGTTAGCGTTATTGGCGAAATTGCAAATGTGGTTTTGACAATTATTAGCAAGGTATTAGGCGCAATCAAACCTTTGTTAAACACTGCCATTGACGGCATTAACCTAATTATCAAGGGCTACAACGCAATACAATTTGGCAAAGATGTTCCTGCAATTCCAAAAATAGGTGCTACGTCAGGCACATCAGGGTCGGCAGGTTTTAGCGGCACAATGCCTGGTGGACAAACTTTTAGCACATCAAGCGGTTTAACAGCTGCGTCAAGTGGCGGCGTGGCAAGTGCTGCAAAGGTTGCTGCTACAACTAGCGCGGCTGCGTCAAAAGTAGCTGCATCAAATGCTGGTGCAACACGATCAACGGGAACCGCATCAGCTGGCACAACAATAAATCTGAGCGTCAACGGCGCGATCGACAAAGAGGGCACAGCACGCACAATCGTTGAAACATTAAACAACTCGTTCTATCGCGGCACAGGCGGCGCGTCAGCCTTTGTGACAGCCTGATGACACAGTGGTCGCCAGTTTGGCTGGTAGAGATCGACGGCGTAGCTTACACAGACGCGGTCTTGGCAAACCTGACAATCAGCTCAGGTCGCACAAACATTTACGAGCAGGCACAGGCAGGCTATGTCAATTTGCAGCTGCTAGATGTCAACCAAGCCACAATACCTGTCAACATCAATAGCAGCATTTCAGTGCAGGTGCAAGACACATCAGCTGCCTATGTGCCGATCTTTGGTGGAACAGTCGTTGACATTGGTCTTGAGGTGCGGGACGTAGGTAGCACAATGTTTACCCAGACTTATAGCATTACAGCACTTGGCGCGTTGTCTCGTTTGCCAAAAGCGTTGACAAACGGTGTGCTATCTAAGGATTTTGACGGCAATCAGATTTACACAATTTTGTCTGACTTATTGCTTAACACGTGGGCAGAAGTGCCAGCAGCCGAAACATGGGCAGATTATGACCCAACAACAACATGGGCAACAGCAGAAAACGTTGGCTTAGGCGAGATCGATCGACCAGGCGATTATGAACTGGCAGTGCGTTCTAGCAATCGAACCGACGTTTATTCATTGGTTTCAGCGTTGGCAACTTCTGGTCTTGGATACATTTACGAGGACGCGTTTGGTCGTATCTCATACGCAGATGCGACACACCGTAGCCAATACTTATCAAACAACGGCTATGTGCAACTTACAGCCAATCAAGCACGTGCAGCTGGTTTGCGCGTTGAAACCAGAGCAGGCGACGTGCGAAACAATGTCACAATTAAATACGGCGCAACCAGCAGCGCAGAGCAAAGCGCCAGCGACGCAGATTCAATTTTAGAATACGGCACGCTTTCCCAGATCATCACGACGACCTTGCATGACGCAGCTGATGCAACCCAGCAAGCAAATTTTTACTTAGACCTACGCAAGACACCGCAGGCAATCTTTAGCGAAATTACCTTTGACCTGACAAACCCAGAGCTGGACAACAGCGACCGCGATAACCTGATCAACGTGTTTATGGGTGAGGCATTGTCGATCAATGACTTGCCAGGCAACATGGGCGGTATCTTTCAGGGCTTTGTCGAGGGCTGGTCATTTCAAGCCTCTTACAATCAGCTGTCGGTAACTCTTAACATTTCACCAGTGGCGTATTCGTTGCAGGCTTTAGAGTGGTACGAAATCTCATCAGCATTTACTTGGTCGGGCGTGTCGCCAACGCTTGACTGGGCGCGTGCG